TCATTCCAAAATTCCTTTCACTTGTTGCTTTTCTTCTTCTGTTAGGTCTTGCCAAATATTATTGACAAAAGTTGCAATCATTTCGCCATATGAATATTCTACTAATAAATCAAAATTAGGATAAATATTTGGTCTAAGTTCCCACAATTTTCGAGTAATCTCAATCTGTTTCTCTGCGGTGAACTCAGGATAGAATGGGTCAAAATTATCAGGATAATCTAACTCAATCTTTTTTATACCTGCATTCTCATACATCTTTTCTACTTCGTTCATTCTTCCTCCGCTTTGGTTAGTGCTTTTAATAATCTGTAAGAGTAACAATCTTTATTTTCGTGGCAAATACTGCAACCTTCTTCATCTTTAAAATTGTCAAGATAACAGTAATCTTTCATCCATTCTTCCGCAACATCCTTTATCTCTTGCAAGGTCTGTTCAAGTTTTGTTTTATCTTTTTGATATTCATTTGCTATATTTGCCCAAGACAAAGATTCTTTTCTAAAATGTTCTACAAGATTATCTCTTGTTTCAACTTCTTCTTTCAGTCTGTCATTCTCGGCTTTGAGTTCTGCATAATCTTTTTCTGACATTATTCCACCCCTTCCACGAAGTCGATATAATCTCTTAGCAAGCTCTCTAATTCTTGCAAATCTACACCCCTGATAACCTGCTCAACACAATAAACAGAGCCGTTCTCGTCTTCATCACGGATGCAGGCTTCATCAACAAAGTCGCTTAGGCTGTCGAACTTTTCAGCAAAGTTGTTTAAGATTGTTTTCATACTGACAAACTTCTTGACTAACTTTATATTTTCCTCTTGTAACTCTTTATTCTGTTTTTTCAAGCCTTCATTTTGACTATTTAGCAAATTAATTTGTTCAATACTTAACATTTTTCTTCCCTTTCTTCAATTAAATTATATTCTACTACACTTTCAACCTCTTTAACTAAATCTTGTGTATTCCATTCTATTCCTTCTATAGCACCTGTTCTATCTAAAAAATGTGCATAATCCCAACCAAGATACCAATTTTCAGTATTAACATTGAGTTTTGGATATACATGATGTAAAAATCCTGAATAAGTTAAACCACCATGACATTCAAAATTAAAAGTATCATAATGTTTATTAAATAATCTATGTCCTTCGGGAACTCCTATATAGCAACAAGGATGTGTTCCGTAACTAATCACATAAAACTGATACCCTCTACAATTTCCTTCTGCTAACATTATGGGATTGCAGAAAAATTCTTTATATTTCATATTATTGATATATCTCACAAACATATTGATGTTTCCTTTCCCATTCAAGAATTAAAAGTTCATCCAATTCTTTTTCTAATTTTTTTTGCTTTAAGTCCTGTTCCTTCATTTCTTTTTCTAATTCCAAAGTATAATCATCTTCATATTGCATATTTGTTAACCTTCCTACCGCCTTATTCCCTTTCGGGAGCTAGGGGGGCGGTAATCCCCTAGCTTATTATTTCTAATTTTTCTAATTGCTCTGGATAACAGACACAATAGTCATAAATATCGGAAATATTTTCAATTGAGATTTCTATATTACCTACTTCGTCTATTGTAACAAATTTGACTTCATAAAGTCTATTGTTATTGTTACCTTTTCTTACAATATCACCCTTTTTAAATTCCATTTTTACCGCCTTTCTTGTTAAGGTATGTGATTAATCACATACCCCATTTGGGTTCTCTTGTAAATATTCTGTACATCTGTCAACCATATCTTGATTAACTTGAATATCATCAAGTGATTTGTACAACATTCCTGCTATATAAGCACCTAATAAATACCCACAAATTCCTAAAATAACTAACTTTTTCATTTTTACCGCCTTTCAATTTCATTCACATATACATTTTAACAAATATAAAATTATTTGTAAATACATTTATTAATGTATATATTAAATTGTTACAAAAATTTACAATCTATTAAAATTAAACTCATAATAATTTATAATTTATATTGTTAACCTTATAGATATATAATTCACAATAGAGGATTAGTTTCCTCTATTTTTTTATAAAAAAAGCAAAAAAAAACATCCTAATTTTAGGATGTCTGATGTACTAAAAGAAAGATGAACAATAATCTTAAACTCTGTAATTGCTATTATAAATTCTTCTATTCGCTTTTGGTTTATAGGAAACATGTATCCAGATATTTCCGCTTTTATTTTTCTCAAAAAGTAATTGGTCGAACTCAAGATAATCTTTGATATAATTAAATGAAATCATTAAATCTTTATTCGGTGTTACGAAATCACAAGCCATGCCAAATTGATGTTGACTTGTTGGTACACCTCCGACTTTTTTGTTAAGTAATGGACATCTGTAACCAGAAGTTATAATTACAGGACTTTTGATGTGATTTCTCACTGGTTGCATAACATTCTTACATAATAATCTAAGATTTGATATTGTTTCTTGGTCTGGTATGTTATTTATCCCATACCAGTTAGCAGTATCAGAATAAATAAATTCATTTAAAGCAAAATTTTCTGTTAATTTCATTTACTCTCCAATCTTGTTACTCGGATGTTCATCTCATCTTCCCTATGATGAGCACTTTTAACCGCTTGTTCGGCAATAGCTAGACGAGATAGCACATTATTATATTTTCGCATTTCGTCTTTAAGCTCTTGTTTATCTTCTTTTAGCGTTTGTTTAATTTCAACTATTTGCTGTTGCATAAAAGAAATGGTTGTTTTAAATACTCCGATAAATATACCTACAGAAATAAGCTGAATAACTACAGAGATTATAAGTTCAGGACTAAAGTTCATCGTTTTTCCCACCCTTTCTTTAATAAGTGGAATAACTCATCAGGAGTAATTTCAGGATTTACTTTAGTAAATAAATTCTGTTTCTGTAATTCCCTTAAATGCATTTCAGAACAATGTCTTACATACTTTGTATTTCTTTTGGTAAATACACTTCTTAAAGCTGAAAGATAAGCATAAAATTCTCCGATATGAAATTCTAAGTTCTTTGAAAACATCTCGATATTAAGAGGGAAATCCCTTAATACTAATACATAATCTTCTTTAGTATTTCTTAGATAATCATACAAAGGTTGTACGCTTGCTTTTGGTGGTTTCATATCAAAGATATATAAGTCATCTTTATAATCAATTATTGAACCTGTATGAGAAGGGGTAAAACAATTATCACTTTTGCATTGAGCAAATAAATGCTTTTCTCCCCATCTGACAAGTTTAGATGTCAAAGAATTTTGTTTTGTAAATATCGCACTACCAACTAATCTGTCGTGATTAAAGCGTAACCATTCTTTTAAATCATTGTCAGTAATGTCTTTAAATGCACTTTTGTAATGTATTTGTGTCATCTGCCTATACTCCAAGTAAATATTATTTCTATTCTACCGTTAACTAGAAAGTTAAAACCCTGATAAATCAACCATTCCCACATAAGTCTACTCCTAATTTTTTCAAGGTTTTAATAATTGCTCTAATGTAGTTATCTCCGTTAAAGTTTTCGACTTTAATTCCGACAAATTGTAATAAATACCTCATTGCCGTTTCTTTATCTACAAAAGGCTTAATGTCTTTGTTTCCTCTTGCCTGATTTTTAGCCTTGCTTGCCAAAACAAAGTTTTCAAGCTCTGACTTTCCGCCTTTCGATTTCGCTTGTAAATGCTCAAGTGAAACATTTTTCTTTGTTAGTTTATCCCCATAGAAACCATACTTTACACTTTTTAAGTTGCCTTTTAAATATTGTGTTTTTAGTATATTGTGATAGCCAAAAGTTGTATTATCTACGGGAGTTATTAACATTATTCTGCTACCTCACTTGGCAATTCTTTGTTTTGGAAAAGATAGTCCATATCGGCAGGCGAATAGCCGAGTAATGCTCCTACGACATCAAAGAGCCGTAAACCGTTAGCCACAGCTCCCCTATAAAAGTCTTTTGCCCTGAACTCGATAGCCAAGCCTTTAATGTCAATATTAGGTATGTTTTGAGCAATTAATGCCTTTAAATCCTCAAAGTCCATACCTTTTGCTTTATATAAAGCTCTTTCTACATCAGCAGGGGTTAAGGTTAAAGCATCAAGCCTTTGTCTTTCCTTCTGTCTTTTTATTTCCTCATATTGAGGATTATCAACTATTGACATCCCATTCCAAATATAGCGGTCAACATCCTCTAAATATCTATCAAATAGTGATTGTTCAACTTCGATATTTTGAATATTTTCACTAAGACATCTGCATTGCCCTGCACCGTTTAAGCGTTCGTTATCTTCTACGAAAATGTAATAACTCATAAATCCCCCTAATTGTTTGTACCAAGTCTACGATAACCTAGAGCATTAATTCGAAAATAATCAGCACCCGAGCCATATACTTTAATAAATCTTCCTGTACCTACTGGTAAATCAAATATGTTTATATTTTGCCTTGAATAAGTACCACCTTGAAGTTGTAAATAATCAGAGTTGCCTGTTGATGTATCACCATCATCAAAAATATCTGTTTCTATATGGTAATAATAACTACTATCATCATCATAACCACCTAATTTAAATTTCACATCATAATTATAATTATCGTTTGGCAAATAGTTTGATAAATCCACTTGCACTCCGTTTTTTGTACCGCTTGAGGCCATAAGCATTACAAAACTTTGTACCCATTGACCGTCTGCTTGTGTTATATTTAAAGCATTTGAGTTGTTGTCGGTTAAGGTTGAACGAATAAATACTGTATCATATGAAGTATCTTCTCGTTTGTACCAATCACTATTATTTACTTGTATAACGTCATCACTAATAAGGCTTACTGTACCAATTTGATTATTTACTGAGTTATATACAGCATCTCCCGTTGTGGGTGTTTCAATTTTTGTATAAACAGTTTCATCTGTGTTATAATCGTGCCAACCATATAAAGAAATAGTATCGGTCGTTTCTTGCTTTACAACATCTGTTATATCAGAAGGTTGTACAGCCGTTGCCCCTGCACTTGCACCACTTCTTATTGTTGCAAGGTCTGATATTGTATCTTGTTTGTTACTTAATGCAGTATAAACACCACCTGATGTTACAGGTTTTGCACTTATATTTGTTGGGACATTATCCATATCAATACGTGCATTAGGAATATAACCAGTTGATGTATTTAAAAGTTGATAAGAACCTATTTGCAAACTATGAGCTGTTGAATTTGTCCCTCTCCCTAATTGGATTGCAAGTTCATTATTTGCTTGGGCAAAAAGACCAATAGCAATACTCTCATCTCCTGTAGCTTGAGTTTTAGTGCTAGCAGAACCTAAACCTATTGCAATTCCAGCTTGTCCAGTTACAATAGTACCATTACCGATATTTATACCACTGCTTGATGTAGGAGAACCCATAATTGTTAAAGAACTTTCAAAAATTGCAGTATTTTTTAAAAATCCTGCACCTTCAATAGCAACACCACTTTGTGCATTTGCAGATGTACCGTCATAAGTTTGGTCTACAGTCGGTATAGTCGGTTTATTGCTTAAATCATTATAACTACCCGAAGTCGCTACCGTTGCAAGCGTTACTGTTTGAGTGGTAACTGTATCATTAACAGATAAATAATTAGCAAGCTCACCTTCGATTGCTACCCCTGATTGTGCATTAGTTGATGTGCCGTCATAGGTTTGGTCTACGGTTGGAATTTGACTTGTTCTTGCAATAGTAGAATTAACAGAAATTACGGATGGAGTTTCGTAACCTATAACCATCTCTCCGACTTTACCCCAACCACTGTCGGTAGTTGTTCCTACAAGCCTTGTATATGTATAAGCGGTTGTATTGCTTGAGCAATCAATTATTATACTTGTATTTTCGTTATTGCTAAAACTTGCTATAGTTGTAAATGTTGTACCATCATTACTTCCTTGAATTTCACCTTGTGTAAATCTTTCAGAGTATTCTCTAAATGATACACTTACAGATTTAACAACTATGGAGTTATGTTGTCTTGTAATCCAATGTTCACCAGTATTAACACCACCCCAATATGTATCTGCATTACCGTCAAAAGCATAGTACGCAGGATAACCACTCTCTGTGCTATCACAAGTAATTAAAGGAGAGTCTCCTGTAAAATTATTAGCTAATGTGGTTGTGCCACCACTAATACTAATTCCATCTCCTACAGTTAGAATATCCTGTTTATCGCTAAGCAAGCTGTCGGTTTCAGCTTGCGTATAACCTAAACTAATTAAGTTGTTATTATCAACCGCTAAACCTTCTCCAATATTTAGTTTAATCGAATAACCATCAGCAATACCCTCTCTGATTAATTCAATACCTGTGGTATCCGTAGGAGATGTGTATAATTTTAAACTATTTAAAATAGCAGTTTCTTGTAATGAACCATATCCACCTATTTGACTCTTGTCACAAATACATGCCCATATATTATTATTATCAGTAGCAAAACCATTTCCTAGTTGTCTAGGACTGTAATATAATCTAATTTTATTTAATCTGCTATTAGTTATTGTTAAGCCACTTGATACGTTATTATCAGTACTTTCAGAACTATTTATTAGGTAACTAGTTGTTTCTCCTGCATTATGATAAACACCAAAAACGTAAACTCCATCTATAGAGCCATCAGTACTCATAGTCGGCACACTAGTATCATTACCTGCTCTAAAGTCTTTTGAACCATACCATAACCTAGATATTTTATTATTGTTGTCATCAAATATTTCGTAGAATATATAATTCTCATAATACTGAGAAATGTCATAATATCTAAAACCTAATTGTTGAGCATTGTCTTTGTTGCCAATATACCAATAATCGTTTAATGCATTAATATTAACATCTGCAGGGAACACAATATCAATATAAAAATCTTCTCCTTGATGTGGAGAAGTTAGACCACTCCAATTTGATGATATAGTTCCATCAGAATAAGATATATAGTCAGAAGGTGCATAAGTCGTAGGAGCATCACTTACCTCTATTGGTGCAATTCCCTCAATTGTTGATATACCACCTTGTATATCAATATTGCCACTACCAAGTATATTTTCATTATTTATTGTCTTGATGTTTGTACCTGATACTAATAATGGTTGATAATCTGCTAAAGTAGTGGTTAATGTTGAACTTGTAACAAAATTGCTTACATCAGGCAACAAAGAGCTTATATCAACCGTTCCCACATTAGTTGCAGTTACTGTATTTGTGCCGTCTGTAAAATTTACAGGGATATAAAAATTCCCTGCCGTTGCAACTTTTGGGGCAATTATATTTACGGCTGTTCCCCAATACCTGAAACCTACATAATCACTTCCACTATAAGAACAATTTACATTCAATAATGCGCTTGTACTTATAGTATTAGGTCTGTACTCAAATGCTCCAAGCTCTGTATTAGAAGGATTATAAAGAGTAAACCCTAGCTTGTTTGCAGTAGCATTTTGTTTGAAATATATAGCCTTTTCACCAAAAAATGTTTTACGGGCAGTTATATTCTGTGCTGTGTCTGTCGTTACATAATTAGTCGGAATTGTCGGCTTATTGGTTAAGTCGTCATAATCTCCTGATGTTGCAACATCTGCAAGTGTTACGGTATTTGTAGTTACAGTATCATTGACTGATATAAAGCTACTCTTTATTAGTTGTATTAATTTTGTTAATCCCGCTGTAGTTAATGCTTTCATTTTTTTATTCCTTATAAGTCAAAGTAAATCGTGCAAGTTGATGGAGCACCCCATTTAGTCGCATAGCCTGTAGTCGCTTGTATTGTCGATTGATTAGCTGTTCCAAAGTGTAACTCTGTTAATGCGGTACAATTCGTGAATATATTATCTGCACCAAGAGTGCTTGTATAAGCAGAAGTTTTGGATATTGTGGTTAATTTAGGCATATAGATTTTCTGAATGTATGCGTTATAGCCAAAAGTACCTGTATTAGCATTTGTACCGTTGCACCATATTTCCTCAAGTGCAGGGAATGATAGCTCTGTCAGTTTTGTGCAATTCTGGAAAGCATAATAAAATTGTCTATACGTTGTTCCAGTTGTAGCGGTATCATTTCCTATTATTTTTAACTTCGGAAAAGATACACTCTCAAAATTAGTGCAAGCAGAGAAAACATATTGAAAACCAGTAGTACCTTTTATTTCTTCCAATAATGGAAATGACGCACTTTTTAAATTAGTGCAAGAATTGAAACAATACGATAAAACTGTTGCCCCATTTGCGGTTACAAGTGCAGGAAATGAAACTGTTTCTAAGTTAGCACAATAGTTAAAAGCTCTATCAAAACAAGATGAGTTATTAGCGGTTGTTAAATCTCTAAAAGTAACAGACTTTAATTTGTTATTTCTATAGAATTTATAGGAAAAAGAAAACGCACCTGCACCAGTAAACCCAGTTATAACAAGGTCAGTATTGCCACCTGTTGGGAGTGGTAACAGTCCGTTAGCATCAACTTCACCAAGCATATCATCTAAGCTGATACCGTATTTAGTATTGTCTTGTGCTTCAAGTGCCTTGTTATTAAGCATTATTGCTTTTCCGTTATTATCAACTTGTATAAGTGTCATTGTATGCTCCCCCATAGCGTTTCTACTTCTTGTGCGGTGTATTCGGTAACATCAGTTATATTAAGTTTTGCATTTAAAGCATTTTGCAAGTCTGTTTGATTACTTAATGTGCCTTGAATTTTGCCCCATTCTGCTGATGTTTGAGTATTAGAAATAACATTGTTTACAATGCTTATTCCTGTGCCTGCTGTTAATGTGTCTTGTTTTGTTGCTAAGCCAGTATCTACATAAGTTTCTGTAGCATAACCCTGATTTTGTACCCATACTTCTGTGGCATAGCCATCTAAATCAACGGCAGTTGAGCCTAGTAATTCAAACTCATCTTCATCTTCTACCCATATATATTCATTATAGACATCAGGAGCTTCACCGTCTTTAGGTACAAGATACAAAACCATTCTTTCACCAGTAACAGGTAAAGTCTGTACTACTACTACTCTGAATTGAGGAATACTTGCAATCAATGCTTGTACTTCTGTCTTTGTATAAGTTTCAGATTTTAAATAATAATTTGTTAAATTGTTTACTGCATTTGTTATAAAACCTGCATTGTTATTAAGCAAAGTAATATTATCATTTGGTTGTATAGCACTATCTGCGGTTTGCTTTACTGAATTAATTTGTGTTTGCAATCCGCTATCAGCCGTTGTACGATTGTTTATTTCAGCCGATAAATTAGTATTTAATGTATTTATATCCCCTTGCAATAAACTATCGTTCTCGGCTCTTGTAGTCGCTTCATTTTGAATGTTTGTGTTAAGTGTGGAAATATCCCCCGATAAATCAGAATTTACATCATCAATTTTGTTATCGAGAGTGTTATAGGTTTCTGTTATTGTTTGATTAAGAAGCTCTACATCAGCATCTAATTCTGTTTTGTCTGCCTTTAAGTTCAAAGCATCTTGTAAATCTGTTTGATTAGACAATGTGCCTGTTATACCACCCCAAGATGCACCTGCGGGATTTATCTCAAATAAAGCATCGAATTGTACTGGCGGATTAAGTTCAAAATTAGCTTCCAAATCGTTTCTATTAAGACTGAAATTAGCAACAAAGTCCATTGTCTCTTATTACTCCATTCTGTGCTCTTACATCCATTGAACCTTTGCAGGTTTCCCTTAAGCCGTTGCTATCATAAACTCTTAAATAGCAAATATTTGATGTACCAAATTTGGCTGTATCCTCTCTTGTAGGTCTGAAAACAAGAGGAAAGACAGGATTGTCAATACTGCGATAGAAACATCCGCATTGAAATTCTACTCTTGTGATTTCATAGTTATCTGGGTTTTCTAAATTGACGGTTATACTTCCGCCAAAAGCTCCCATGTCATCACCTTTATATATAACTTGGTTACTCATTGATTACCTTTCCATGATTTTCATAAATATCATCTAAAATATCTTCAGTTATTTCTGGAATAAATTTGCTTATGTTAGAAGTTAATGTAGCATCACCTCTGAAAACATGTCCACATAAATTCCAAGCAACTGCGATTTCATCATTACTATTAACTACAGCTAATAGCGTCTGATAATCTATATTATATGGCTGACAAACATATTTAAAGAAATCGTATTTTGTCATTGCCAATTTTGCTATGCGTTCTTTTCTTTCCCTTTTTTTATCTTGTTCATAATTTGGATTTTTGATTAATTCTCCGTCTTGAACAATATACCATAATCTGTCTTGAATAATTTGTTTTGCTTGACCTTCAGTTATTATAATATAACCTTCTGGCAATGCACCTATTTCTGTTACTATTAAGACATTCATTAAAGCATCACATATATAGCAATTTCTGTAATCATCTTTAACTAACCATTTGTCATTTTCTACATCAAATATAACCACTTTATGTTCTGATACTGTAGGCGGTTGTTTGAAAGTAGCATGTGCTGGTAAAAAATATACTTCTTTCCCTTCTTGTTTAGTTGCTACTGGATTTATACTAGCTTCCAGTTCACAAACATACTCAAAGGTTCTGGGATTGTAGTCATAAACTTTCATCTTTTCTCCTTATTCGTACCTTGTATAAACTCTAACTTTTATGCCATCAACTTTTATTTTATCTGTTGTGCCAACAATTGAATTACCAGAGGTTACAGAGTGAGTATGTGCTCCGTTTGATGATGTTTCACCAGTCCAAGCACCTTCCCTTGAAGCATCAAAAGAAGCATATCTGTATCTATTAATTGAACCAACACCGTTCCAATCATCAACATTACTTGATAAACTAAATGCTCCTGAAGCATTATTAAAAACACCATGAGGTGAATTTAATGTACCTTTAATGTTCATTGTACCTCTGGTATGTGTATGAGCACCGTCTTGAGTTGTGGTTAATTGTAAATCTGGCAAACCTTCTGAAACATATCCAAAAGCTAAATCTGTTGAAACACCACAAATATATTTATCTCTAAAATCAGGAGCTTTAAAAGTTGTTACTCCATCTCCACCATAAGTAGTTCCATATATACTATATAGTGTACTAAATTGTGAAATTATTAAATCTTGACCTTCAAGCCAAATATGTTTATCTGGCAAAACAGCATTCGGGTTCATTGTAAATTGAGGAACACCTACTGGACTTGAACCTGTAAAAGTTGCTAATTGCCAAGCATCTGTATCAGTTAATGGTCTATTTTGGTTGCCATTTATTTTTGAAATATAAAACTGTAATACATTACCAGATATATTTTTTACAATAGATGTATTAGAATATTCTGTATTAGCATCATATACAGGAACACCTTCTTGTAGTAAATAACATGCTTGATAACTTATAGTATTAAGTACGCCTGTTACTTCTTCCATAGGAGGAAAATTTTCTGTTGATATAATACCACTTCCCCAACCTTCTAAATAAGCAGGCAATCCTTGTATTTCAGCTACACTTTTAGAATTTGTAGGATTTTGAGCTTTTGCAGAACCGAACACTCCTATCTCATCAAGAGGAGCATTTATTCCAAAAACTCGACCTGTAACTCTTGTTAATGGTGTCATTTTTTATTCCTTTCGTTAATATTCACTTACTGTTATACTAACCCCAGACGGAGCAATTAATACATCTTTGGATAAAGCAACATTTATTATATTGCTTAAATTTTCGGGATAATGATAAATAATTTGATGTGGCAACCAAGTTGTATAAACTTGTCCGTTAAAATATTCATATATTGCTCTGTCTATTTCGCCAGCTATATGATTTATATTATTTTGGATTATTTTTAATCCGATTAGTATTCTATAATCATCATCACCTAATCGCTGTTCTACAAAGCCTGCTTCTTTGTATGTTATTTGAGCACCTTCTTGAGAAAATGTTTCATAATTAGAATAACCATGCTGATTTTCGCTTGTTAAATCATCTGGATAAATAAAAGGATATTGAGGGTAACTTAGAAAGCGTTTATTCCAGTATAAAGAACCATTATAAGTTCTGCTAACTCCAACCCATTTCCCAATAATGTCAAGTTGCGTTCCTATTGCAGTTTTCCAATCAAAAGCATCTCTAATCTGCAATAAAATTAGATTTATAAAAATCAACTTTACAAGCATTTTTATAGTTGCACTTGCCTTTGGTAAACCGTTGTATTGAACAATCAGCAAATTAGCATAATAATTTTGTAAATCTTTGAAACTTGTATTGTAATCCATATTATACCTGACTTATAGTTATATTATTTTCTGATACAACAAACTTGTCCATCCAGCTATTTGTAGGAATAAAATCTGTCCAAGTTGAATTATCAAGTGAAATTTCTACATTGAGTGCATATATATTAGAACTGTATTGTAGTAATGCTTGAGATGCTATCTCAGTTATTCCAGATGTTTCAGCAGGTTGGTTTAATTTATAAGTTAGATTTTGTGCTATGTATTTTTTAGTATTTTCATCTGAAAAATTAAAACCAACTTCATTAATTTTGACATCAAATCTTATGTATAAATCTACAGGATTTGTTCTGTTGAATTTAACTTCAAAAGGTTGCCGAGATACCGTAACAGCATTTTGAACTGTTGGTTCTATGCCTTCTCCAGCATCTTCATATCCAAAAGTTTGTAGTCCTGCTGAATTTTCATAAATTGTATCTGCTATGTCTTGAGCATCTCCGCCACCGTCTATAATAACCCAGATATTGTACGGAGGAACACCTTGTTCTGCATCTCCTGTAACTGTCGTATTTGCAGTAGAAGTATTATTAATAAATATTTTTACATCTGATACATCTTGTAGAGCTAACAATTCTGCGGTCATTACATCATAATTATTTTGTCCATGAATTTTTGTAGACCGATTTCGTCTAATCCTAAACTCAGCATCACTTTCTTGATTTTCACCATAAACTGTAGGAGATGTTGAATTAACAACATTTGTAACTCCTAGCACTTTGGTTACTTGATTTGTAATTGTACCTATTGTTGGTTGAACATATCCCATTTCTTGACTTCTAAAAGGAAGTGATGTTGTTCCTGCGGTTATTTCAGTAGTATCAATTAGGTACCAAAGATTACCAGCATCATCTGATACAGTATAAGAAGCTACAGTCGGGTTGTCATAATTGCCATCTAATCCTTGAAGTGTTACTGTTTGATTTGTAGTAATATCAATATTTTGAATAGTATATTTTCCGCCTTTACGAGTTAAATAATTTAACGCATAACGCTGGTCTTGTATTACACCAGAACAATTATCTGGATTAAATGAGTTATAAATTTCCATTGCTAATTTTCTAGCATCATCACCAATTTGAGCAAGAATATTAGTAAATTGTCCGTCAGGTGTTTCACTTCCGAAATATAGTTCTTCTCCGTTTTCAGAATAAATTGTATTTAGCTCAGTTTGAATGCTTTCTAATACTTCATCATAACTGTCTAATATTAATCCATTTTCGTTTAATGTGTCTGCCATAAATCCTCACTATTGAATTGAAATTCTAATTCTTGTGCCATATACTGATGATAAACTTTAAATCTGCATTGATATTTTCTGCCAATGACTTCGCTTGTAAAATCATAAATACTAAATACGCCATCTACACTTGAAGCAATTCTATTAATATCAACATCAAGCAAGTCTTTCTGATTTGGAAAACCTAATCTTTTTTTCCAGTCAATACCGTTTTCTAAAGCAAAAAAACAATCTTGATAAAATTCTTGTATTCTTAATTTAATATCAAGTCCTATTGCTTTTTCTTCTTTGACATAGTTAGTTTTTCCATATCCAAATAACCAGTCATTATTATTATCTACATTTCTTATTAACATTATTCATCAATTCCTGTAATTATGCCATATTTTACTGTTATTGTTTTACCATCTTGGCTGACAAATGTAGTACCATCATCAGTTTGAGAAGCTCCGTTCATAGCTTTGAAGTTTGTTGCCGTTATGTCATTTTCACCTATTTTTATACTATTGCTTGCATAAAATAAATGAAGGCAATTTGTTGCTATTTTAATCATTTTAGGTAATGACCTTATACCAAAGATTGCTACAGCATCAGTTAAGTCATGCATTCTCGGATAAGCAATCGGATTTACTTCCCCATTTATAAACCAACTTTCGATTTCCCTATCTGAGAATAATAAAATACACTCATCACCAGCGTTTATAGGAAATGTTTCAAACGGATTACAATAACAAACTTTAGCTCTGATTAATGCATAATTTCTGACATTTTGAGTACCATTGAAATTTAACTTTTCTTCTTTTTTGTTAGCAATCAATACTGAAACAGTTAAATCTTCTGGATAAAACTCTTGAACAATACCAATTCTCATGCAATTAAGATTTTGGATATTTGAATTTATCGCTGTATGTACTGCGGTATGTAAGTCTGGAGTATTAGACATTGAGTTAAATTTATTATTAATTTCCATTACTTATCGTTTGCTACTCCCTGTTTTGGTTCAATTTGAACATGTATCCAAGTTCCTTCATTAAGTGAAAATCCTTGCCAACTGTTTTTTATAGCAGGATATGCTTTGCTAACTGGTACTCCACTAACTACAAAATCACAAGCTAAACCAAATAAATGTCTACTCTTAGGTCTACCGCCACAAGAATTGTTATTTCGTACAGACCTCCAGCCACTTGATACTAAAGGTTTTTTGCCTGAGAAATTGTTTGTTACCATTAGATAAACTGCTCTAGCAGTATAATAAGCATTTGTGCATATTGCTAAGGTACATGTGCTTAATCTTTCAGCATCAGTATTATTATTACCTAACATATTTGCCCAAGTTATATTGCCATAGCATATTGTATTAGGCAATTTGCCTTTATGAGCTAAAATATAATCATGAACTTCTCTTGCACTATTCGGAGTATTTCCTACAACTGGCGTGATATGTTTAATACCTTTAACTTTATTGAAATTAATAACAGTTTGGTTGTTACTATCAGAAATTTTAGCATTTGGTAAAAATACACCAATCCAAAGATTGATTGTAGTCGTTCTTGAACCTGCTTGAGTTTCCGAAAAAACACAATCATGAGTAAATCCAATTACTTTGAATTGTCCATTGAAATTAGGAGAAATCCTTGACTTAATTTCGCATAATTGGGCAATTATTAAATCTGGCATAAATACAGTTTTTACAACCAGATTAGCATCCCTTCTCATTGGAGTTTCTAAAAGGCAACTTTCGTCTGATATTACAGGAACAGGAACATCTATAACTTCGTTTAAGTCTATACAGTTTACAGTTTCATTGTCAACAAAAACTGTTCCACCTGTTAATTGTGAAAGGCAATCCATTGTATTACCTTCAAAAGTTGTATCAGTTTTGAACTCACCTTCTAATTTACCAAGATTTGCAAGTGAAACATTTGGCATGTCTAATACCATTGTCTGTAATGCTTCTTGCTTAGTTGTACCTGCTTTAAATGTGTAGGAACTTGTACAATCAAAAACATCTAATGCCATTGCTTGAATGTCAGTTACTACGTCTACACTTCCGCCAGTTTTATGAGAATATGCTTGTAATATTCTACCTTTGAATACTAAAGGCATTTTCTCACCATAACCAGCATATATATGAATATATTTAAATTTTTCCCAATCTACAGTATATGCATCTTGGAATATCTTTTCTCTTGTTGCAGGTGATAGGTTGTAAATCTGAACTGATGCTTTATTATTATCTGATAAAACTTCTCTTGTAATAGAGAATTTACAAGAAATCGGATAAGATATTGTTACCGTATCAGTGCTTGAGTATATTATAATTTTGTAATTAGGACTTTTCTTAATCATTATTATAAATCTCGGTTTCAACCTCATCTACTTCTTCGGAGTTTAGTATCCCAATTTTAACTCTACCGCTAGAAAAGGCTTCTATTTCAAACGGTTCAACAAAATCATCTGCATAGATTGCTAAACCAAAAGGTAATTTATATCGGAATTGTCTAAGTAAATTAGGTGTTAATACAACTTTTATGCCGTTGATTTCAAAATCTTCAAAACTTAGATTAATAAACCAAGCCTGCATTCTTGCATTATATAATAAAGTCATATCCGCAGAGTTATTATTTTCTAAAACAATAGTATGTTTTTGGTTGGGATATTCAGTTAATGATGTTATAATATCCATCTTAATTCCTTTCTACAATGCCTGAACCTGCTGTAGTTAATCCCATTGAGTCTGTAGCTGATTTTAATAAAGAACTCTCAGTATTAGCTTTTCCATTTTCTTGTTGCTGTGCTCTTGCATAAGCATTATATTTAGACATGACTTTTTCATCAACTTTAGTATATTTGACTTCTACAAAATTTAATTGTTTTAAAGTCATTTCAATATCAGTTACAAAATTTTCTTCATTTTGCCTAAGTGTAATAGACTGGATATACATATTAAGAAAATCGCCATAAGGTGTGTGTACCCATAAAGCTGTATTATTGCTTCTTAATAGCATAAACTTTCGGTATATTTCTTGTAATCTGGTTTCTTTAAATGTTCTGTCAGAAGTTCCATTATATTCATTTAAAGGCTCATTTGAGTTTCTAAACCGTCTTAATATACCAATGTATCTGTTTGCTGATGCTGAAATATAATCATAAGCATTCATTGCCTTTTGAGTAATATTACTTGAACTCGGATGAAGTACAGACAATGTTGCTAGTTTGTTGTCTAAATTTTGCATATTTGAGTATGCTACAGCTTGCTGTAATTCTCGTTCATAATCAACATCTGCCTGAACTTGTTTGTAGACAATTTCGCCAGAAATACCACTCAAAGATATAACAATTGGAGCATGTGCAATATGGTCTTGTACTGCTGTATTGTTTTCCAAATAATAATCAGTGATTTGATTATTTATTGAAATAGTGTGACTTCTAATTACATCAAAGTAATAGTCTGTTAATTTACTAGGACTATCTTGTTGAACTGCAATTACAGCACCTTGATTTATATTATTATCAGAATATTTTTTTGTTAAATCAGCCATATTAATCCTTCATTGCTGTTCCATATTGCAAATATAATAACTCATCATTAACAGTTTGAGCAGGTGAGTCTGTATAAATAGTATTTTGCATATGTATTGTAGTATCTTTATTATTATTATTTATTTGGCTTAATAATCCTGCGGTTTGCCTTCCCAAAAGGCTACCAAAACCTGTTGGTGTTAATAAATCAGTTAAAGTTAAACCTAGTTTTGGTAAAGATACATAATTTTCTTTACCGTTTCTAATATTTTGAACTGTATCTTTTAAATCTTCCAGTTTAGTTAAATTTTGTACAATTGTAAGTAAATCCTTTATCCATTTAGGACTTTCAAAATTAATCTTATCTTGGAAATCTTTAACGGCATTAACAAAATGTCCAATTAAACTATCTTTTCCTTGAAGAAAAGCTATAAAATCATCTACGATTAAATAAATAGCAGTTAATAGTGCATAGAATGGTTGTGTCGTTGCAAATAATACAGCTAATGCTGGAACAAGAACACTAGAAATAACTTGTCCTAATGTCTTAACCCCCATCTTAATATCTAATATACCTTTAATCCATTTAGTTAAAGCATTTATGCCATCACCAATTCTTGCAAAACTTTGCATTAATCTTGTCCAAGCAGGTAATAAAGCTAATACTGCTTTATCTTTTAAATATCTTAATTTTATAAAACATATTTGTAATTGAACATTTAATTTTTCAATGTCTTGACGTTCTTTATCTGTAAGATTATATCTTTTTACTGTAGTCCATAGGTTTTCAAATTCTTCTCTGCCGAGTTTTAGGATTTTTAACAAACTTGCATCTAATCCCATTTGTTCTAACAAATAGCTTGCTTGTGTATTATCCATATTTTGAACACGAGTTCTAATTTTTTCTAATACACCTTCAGCATCTAAGCCTGTAGGATTAATTCCTGCAAGTTGAAATCCTCTAGCACCTTGACCTGTTAATCTAAGTTCAAATAAGCGTTTATTTAGGTTTTCAATTTGTCCTGCAACATTACTAATACCAAACATCTTGCCTACACTATCCCATTTATTGAATGTAGATAATGCGATATTTGATTGCTGAGTTAATTGCATAAATTCTTGATTGGTTCGAGTAAGCTCATTAGTCATTCGATTAATCAAGAAAATAGTAGCAGTAATAGCAACTTTAAATTTACCTATTTTGTTAATTAGACCTTTAATGCTATTATCAGCAGTTTTTGTTGCTTCTTGATTTGCTTTCATGTGCTTTTCAATAGCTGTAGCACCTTCTTTAACCTTAGCAACAAATTTTTCTAAATCTTTTACATTGCCTATTGTGCCTAATTCTATAAATAATTCGCCAAGTCCGCTTGCCATTACTTGTCCTTTTTGTTGTTTAATTCTACAAATGCCGTTTCATAATTGTTTATAAATATCTCATAAAAGAAAGTTTGAATAACATAATCTACTCTTGCTTTCATTATATTATCTAAACTTCCGCTATAATATCCTGCTTTAGCAATATATAAAGCAAGCATTAAATCTGTGTCTGCGGTGTTGATAATTCTGGGATATCTATTTCTATTTGATTTAACCTTGTCGATAACTCGGAAACAAGGCTCTTGAAAAAAGGGCGTAAGTTTACCTCACAGCATTTTGCTATTATTTCATAATAATCCTCTTGTAATTCTGGAATATCATCAAATAATTGTTCTGTAATACTGTGCTTATTATCATAAATACAGACTTTTAAACAAGAAAAAAGTGCATTATCAAAACTGTCTGACATATCCATTTCTATGAATAAATTGGTAATGCTACTTATAACATCTGTAACTTCAAGATTTTTTAAACTTTCGATATTTAAATCTTTAATAATGCCAGCATCTTTAAGGCTTTTTAAAACTTGTTTTTTAAGTGCTACTGCATCTTTAAATGGTGCTGGAATAATTTTAACTGATTTTTTTGTGTTTTTAGTAATAAATTCTTCTGTCATCTTATCTTTCTCCATCTTTCAAAAAAGGGGGAATTAAATCCCCCTTCCAACTAACCCAATGCTCGCTCTACTTTTGCGAAGATTATTGTATAAATTGCGATTGCTTGTTCTGTTTCACCAACCAAATTTTCTTGAACATCAGGAAATCTCTGGAAAGCTCCACCTAACAAGACATAATTATCAAATCTGACTACACCGTTACCATCACCAATTCTCTTAGTGAAAGAACCATTCATTAGAGTAAATGAAGGTAAATCTCTGTCTTGTTGAATTGACAAGCCATTTAAGAACCTATCATTTTTGCCACCTCTAACTACTCTTATTGTAGCAACAGCATTTAATCCTGTTCTATTATCAGCAAAAACTGTGTTTCCATTTTTACCTGTAGAAACACCAACTCTATCATTTTGGTACGCTATTTCAATAGTAGAACCATCTGCAAGTTCGTCTATGACAGTATCATTAATAATAAAGTTGTCATTGCCTGTAAGTGCATAAATTGACATCTTTTTCTCCTTTATTTTTGTATAGTTACGATTACATCACTAAAGTGGAACGCACCGCTAAATTTCAATGCAATTTGTATTAACGGAGCTTTTCTAGCTTCTCTTTCTGTTTGGTCTTGTAACGCTACAGGAATTGAATAAATATAGTAACCACGCTCAGAAATATTTCTTACGAAATCTTCACTATCGCCAAAAGGTATACTACCATTCCAAGCTCCTGCACCTATTACACCGTTTCTAATTGCTTGTTCACATACTTGAGCATAAGCATTTTTAAGTCCAGTCATACCGCTTTCAGTTTGAGGGATTTTTGTATTTGTTTGTCTTAAATAGTTAAATCCTGCAACTTCAAGAGCTTTTTTAAGCCACAATTGGTTTTCTATGTCATCAGTATAACCATTATTGTCATTAGAATAAACAACACTCAAACCACCTGTGTTTCCGTATACATCTACACCATTTGCTTGAGCATTTAGTAAATATGTATCAGAAAGTCCTGTATCACCTACAATGCCTGTTAATGTTTTCAGGTTCATTGTATTAGCGGTATTAGAACCTTTATAATTTACTGATTTTGCAATTGAAGCATAAGTTGCTATAGCTTCTTTATTGTTATCATTTGAATATGCTAAAGTTCTTGTTTTACCTAATCCTGCGGATTTAATCGTTGAACCTATGTTACTAATATTTTTCATTGATTGGATACTGTCATAATATACACAATCTAATGCTTGGATTGCATTAGCATTAGCAAGACGAGTATCATTATCAGTAATTTGAGTTGTTAATACGCCACCGAAATAAACTTGTTCAAGAGCTGTAGGAACTACATCTGCAAGAGTTTCTCCTGATGAGTTAATACCTGCTGTAGAAAGTCCATTTGTAGCATCTAAATAAGTTGCGGAACTAATATCAATAACATCCGCTTCAGATATTGTGTTAATCAAAATATTAGAACTTGCACCTGCTAACTTAGAAGTAAATTCAATTGTGCCTGCATTAGCGACTACATTTATGTCTAAATTAAGATTTTGCAATACTTGAGCAATATCAGCTATGCTTTGGACATTGCTAAAATCAATTCCTGTCACTATTTGAGTTGTTCCGTTAATCGTGATACTCAATGCACCATTTTCTAAGTTTTGGAAATTGCTTAGATTGTTTGTTAAATCAGCAGTAATAAAATTACCATAAGTAGCATCTGTTCCTTTAAATGGGAAAATGTAAAGCATTCCACCGCCTGTTCTAAAATTAGGAACAGGTTTAAATAAAGCATTTGCCATTTTGTTTGTTAATGAGTCAGAACCAAAATCAGTAGCAACTGGAACAGGTGTTATGTATGCTTTATACAAATCAATAAAACCTGCTGGTTCGTTAGTAAAAATCGCTATACTATTTTTGTTAAATTCAGCCAAGCCTTGTGGTAGTGCTGAAAGTGAAACATTAATAGAATAGCTTAAAGGTACTTGATAAGTCATTTTTTTCTCCTTTTATTCTTCGTATGGAATTTCTAAAAATTTGCCATCTTCGTTATAATATTCACTTGCAAAATTATCATAATAATCTATTGATTTTTCTTTATGCTGATGTAGCAATACTGTAAATGTTATTGAGTATCTATTAATATCACTACCACCATCAATGCCCGAAATGTTCTGAGCAGATGAAATTGTGCTTATTTTGAAGTTATATAAATCCATTTGTTGCTGAGCATAAATAGAATTTAATGCCATTTGGATTTCCCAGAACCTATCTCTAGCATCATTATTCCTAGAATAAGCATCAATTTGCATTATTCTGCTTTCATTTATATCTTGTATTTCAGTAAATACACCATCAACTTCTTTTGTATGATTTCTATTTGAAAATAAACTTTGTGATACTGTTCTTACTGTTATTTGTAGTTTGTCGGTATTGAATAATTTAATATTTTGGCTATATATAATTACACTCGGAATAACATCTCCTTTAGATGTCGTTCCATAATTAAGCGGTAAACTTAATTCGTGCTGTATTATATCAACTAAAATTTTTTCTATTGATTTACGCATATTTACATTTTCTTATTTTTGTATATAATTATTTTGTAGGATAGGTTCGCAACCGAAAAGCAGAATATCCAACTGCCTTCCTACATTGTATTACTTGGATTACCAATCGGGAGATTGTTATTATGACAAAAAATTTTAAACATTATTTAAGGTATACAAGACTTTATCGTATTTGGAACCATATTAAAGATAGATGTCTTAATCCAAATAGTGATGCTTTTAAACATTACGGAGCACGAAATATTTCAATATGTTCAGAATGGAAACAAGATATATCTGCTTTTTATAAATGGGCAATTGAAAATGGTTATAATGATAACCTTACAATTGACCGTATTGATAATAATGGTAATTATGAACCAAATAATTGTCGTTGGGTTGATATTAAAACACAAGCAAACAACAAAAGAAACAATCATTTAATCACATATAATAATGAAACTCACACCCTTGCTGAATGGGGTAGGATTACTAATATAAATCCAATTACTATAAATAAAAGACTTTCAATCGGTTGGTCTATAAGTAAGGCATTGACTACTCCTGTTCGCTCTCGAAATCAGCAATTAAGTGATATTCAATAAATCCATTCAAATTGTAATCCTTACGCTCAATTATTTTGTAACGATTACCTTGAAATATGATTTTATCTGCTGTCTGTAAATCAAGTGTACCGCTTTTTACATGAAGCCAATAATGGCTCCAATCACGCTGACCTTCTGGTAACAATGCTAACTGTTGATATGAAAATGGTTGCCATACGCCTTGAAAATTGATTGTTTGTTCTAAGGTTGTTAGCTCGCCTTCTATGACGTTTTGAGTTATTTTGATAATAGTTATAGGAACTTCCCATCCAGTTAGCGTAGAAGCCATCTGTGGCATCCCAGATTTGTATAAATTGCTTATTGATTTATTGCTAGGAAAATTCATCTTAAACATTTTAATTTACTCTTTTAACTTCAACAGTAATACTGTCTTTTAATTCTCCTGTATCATCTAACGGAGGATTGCTTGCAGAACCTTTCCTGTGTTTAGCAGTATATTGTGAAATTGGAGCCCATTTACCAAAACCACTTGTAGTAAATGCCATTTGTACTCTATATAATGCTTCTGCACCTACCCAATTAGCAATTTTTTCCATTATTTTAGGTTCTTTTTGCATTTTTAAAATTGCAATATCTAGGTTAAGTTCCCTGTCATCAGTTAAGCCTATTTTCTGCATTAAGTATTCTTTAAATTCAGGACTTAATAAAGGCATTCTAAGAAACGAACGAGTTGGTATTACTACGTTGTTTGTATCGCTTTTAAGATGGATGCCATGATAATGCAAATAATTCCGCATTTTGTCAGTTACTTGAATTGTAGCACCAAACTCATGTATTGCACCCAGTTCGGCATTTGTCAAGCCTGTTCCACTATGTTTTTCAGAAGCATCTTCACCTATTATGCCAACTTTGATTGAATATTTTTGGTCTAAATCTTTCATAAGATTAACAAGAGCTTTAATTGTTTGCTTGTTTTTCTTATTAATTTGTCCACTATTCTTAACCAAAGCTAATATAACCTTTCGTAAATATTATATTACCGCTTAGATATGGCAATAACAATGTTAGATATTTCCTACCATAACCAGTTTGAGCATATAAACCTAAGTTTTTATCATTCATTACCCATTGTGGTATTCCGTAACTTTCCGAAACAGAACCAACGCTTTTTGAAGTTGTTATACCGTTAAATCCTAATGCTAATGGGTTCATGGCATTATTGAGGTCTATTACTAAAAAATGAGCAACAAGATAAGAAAATACTGTGTTAATAATATCACAATCACATCCGAACAAATTTGGATTGAAATTTATTTTTGCTTCAGTAATTGCTTTGGATATATCTATATCAGTAATGTAGTTTTCTTCATTGTCATTATATAAATCCCATGCTTCTGTTACTGTAGGAATTGCCGTATTATTAGCAAGTTTTGAAACATAAAAATTTTCTTCATAATAAACTACATCACCAATTTTATAAACTTTCGCTGGATTATAAAAAGGGAGATACGGAAAATCTCTACTAAATTGTGCTTTAAATGTATCAATGCCATAATTATTAATGTTAAACATCATATCTCCCAGTTATCGTTATTAGTTTGATTTACTTTTTGTATTTTTTGCACTTTTTGTTGTTTTTGCTTTTTTGGGTTCAGAATTTTGTTTGTCTAAATTCTCAAGTTTTTCTTTGAGTTTTTTGTTTTCTTCTTCAAGTTTTTTCAAGTCTTGAGGAGCAACATATTCGATTATGTCTTTTGCTTTAAGCCATATTTTTGCCACTTCATCTGGAATATCTTTAATTTCATTTGGAGCTAATTTTAATAAAACTAATTTGAAATTCTTATCCAAAAATGAGTGAACATAACTTCTTTTTGATTTGTTTTGTAATTTCATATCATCTTTCCTTTCAAGTTAAAAGGCGGAATAAAAGCAGGATTAATGATTTCAAGTTTTATGATTGTTATAGTTGCGCTTGATTATATAATAAGAAAGGGTGGAGGTTGTGCCTATGCAAATTAACCCTGCTTTTCCGCAAATAAGTAGTCTTAGAGAAATAGAAAATCTATTATGATGCTAAGTCCATATACAGAATTTCTTGTGGTCTTTTTGCCCAAACACCAGTGAACTGTGCTTCGGCATCTGAAATCATATCCAAAGAACCTACAGGATACAATGGGTATGGAGTATATGGTTTTGGCAAGTACATTGTCAATGTATCAGCATCTCTGTTATACAATACATAACGAGCACCACCGTTAGTACCAGCAGTTTGGTTATAAACTGTATGAAGAATTTTGAAATCAGCAGGAGCACCAGCAGATTTAAATGCTCTTTCCAAGAATTCTTTACGAGTTTCACCAATCGGATAAGTGCTTGAAATGTAAGTAGCTAAACCAGCTAAGTCGCTTGTAGGTATTACCATTGTGTTCGGGAATACTGTTGAGTTTGTCAATGCAAAATATGTAGACATTGCTGTAGTTGCAAAGTTAGTCAATTGAGCAGTTGACATATTTGCAAAGTTTGCTGGCATAAGTGTACTATTAACAGTAACGCCTGAAAGATTTAATAAACCTTCATTTAAGCCATCAGATGTTCCCATGAAAGCAACTTTCTGAATACCTAATTGGAAAGTTTTAAGTCTTGCTCTTTCTTGTTCTTCAATGTATGAGAATGTTTCTTGATTTACTTGAGCCATTCTAACAATTTCATTTGTAGCTTGATATTTCATTCTCCAGAAATTGTTTCTGATAGAAATTGTATCTACTGCTATATCAACATTAGCATCTTTGTTAATGCCGTTTCCAGCCTGAACAATACCAGTTTCAAAGTTATCGCCAACTTGTGCTACTGCGAACTGTGTTAATTGTTTAGCGTATGCACCTGTTCCCATTTCAATAGGAATAAAGTCTGTTAATGCTTGTCCATTCAAAGTATAGAATTTCTGTCTTTGAACACCTGCAAGTAATTGAGTTAATGTTGTTAAGTTTTGTTCTATTCCGATTGTGTCAGGATTAGAAAAAGCTACAGCATTATTAACTCTAAATTGATTTTTATACTCATCAATCGAGTACAAGCCTAATTCTTTCATTTTTATCTCCTTTTTAAATTTTCTATGCTAAAGTACCAAATTTCAATTCTACTTGGATTAAATCACCGTCTGCACTTGAAGCAGTCAATGCTGTTCCGATATAAACATTACCAGATGATGCTGTTGTTACTTTGTAAGTAGTACCATCAAAAGCAACTTTGTCGCCTACAGCGATTGCTCCACCAGCGGTTTTCCAGATTACATCATGTTCTCTAGCTAAGCCAATTCTTTCGCCTGCTACATGCTGTGCTTGAATAGGTGTATATGAAACAACACCAAACGGTTCATCTGTTGCTCCAGCACCTTTTACTACAGGAGCATAGACATTTGTAGAAGTAGTATCTAATGTAACTACATTTCCTGCTTTTAATGTGTTTCCAGTTGCTACAATTACATTGTGCAATTGACCTTCATTAGCCATATAAACATACAACCCATCTATAGGTTGATTTGGCTCGAAAGTGTTTAAAGATAAGTTTGCTACCATTTTTAAATCTCCTTTTAATTTTATTTAAAATATTCTACTGCATTGTCTAACTTTTCTTGGCGTGAAACATAAGTCTTTGTTTCTTTAAGTTGTTTTACAGAATTGTAAATTGCGTTAATTTTGTCAAAAGATGTAGTATCTGGTTTTTCGTTTTTACATTTATTGTCTACATCCTTTTTAACATCTTCTTTGACTTCCTTGATTTCTTTTTCGTCTTTTTCTTCTTCGTTATCGACCTTTTCTTCTTTTTCTTCTTTTTCTTCAACTTCTTCGTTTTTGACTTCTTTTTTGTTCTTTACTTCTTCTTTTTCTTCCTCGATTTTTTCGAGTTCATTCTTAATTTCTTCAATAGTTTCTTTGTCAACTTCTTTTTCATTAAGAATGCTTAGGATTTTAGATTTACTATCCATTTCGTTCTCCTTTTCGTTTTCTACTTTACAAATTAATTTTTTTAATTCTTCTAATAATGCCATATCTTGCTCCTTTGAGTTGTTTGTTTTATTGCGTTTTTTATCTTGCATATATTTTAGATTAGATAACTCATATCCTATATATTCGATATTCTTTTTATAATTGCTTTCGTGTTTCCCACATTCTTCGTCTATGCGGTCTATTGCATCTTTTAGGTCTTTATCTTTTGTTTTGTAGTAGACGTCATTTATTTCATTTAATAATATATCTTGAGTTTTTTTCTTACTCCAACCCTCACTATCTGATTGTTCCCAAATTTTATCAAATTGGTTATAATCAATTTCTTTTTTGTCGGATTGCTTGTCTTTTGCTTTTTCTAAATTTTTCTTATATGTTTCGGGATGTTCTGTAGAATACCTATCCTCGTACATTTGAGTTGTCTGACGGTCTAATTTTTGTTTTTCTCTTTGTAACCATTCGGGTTCTGATTTCTCTTTATCTGATTGCTTGTCTTCAAGTCTAAACCTTTCATCTTTTAAAGCATCTAACTCATATTGAAGATGTTCTCTTTCGCTACTTCCTTCTTTTGCTTCGTAGAATTGTTTTAGAACTTCGTTTTCTCTCGATTTTAAATCAGCTATTTTTATTCTATCTTTGTCAGATTGTTTATTCTCTTTATCTCCCCAACCTTTTTCTTTGATAACTTCGTCTAAAGTTTTACCATCTGGAATGAATATATGATTGCCATTTATTGTAACCCATTTGCCTTTTTCATCATCTTTTGAGTTAAACACTATGTTTGCCCTTTCATATCTTGGATTGTCTACTATTGCTAAGTGAGTAAAATTAAGTTGAGTAAATTCTTTGTCATAATGAATATTGTTTTCTTCACCGCCTTCGTCATTATAACCTAAGAAATCATAAGAACAAGAAACACTCCAGCTTTTATTTTCAATTAAATCTTGTGCTTTATCATCCCAGATAATACCTTCGCAATAAAACCATCCGTCAGGTTCGTTAAAATAAGCTCTTGATATTGTTCCAATTCTTAATTTATCTGCATTTTCTTTGGTTACATCTTGATGTTTTATTATTACAGGAGTACCAACCATTGTAGGTAAACTAGCATCTAATGTTTCTTTTTTAAGTAAAACAATACCATGACCTTCAATTTTTACTAAGCCATCTTTGATAAATCTTGAAACGAAATGTCTACCCTTCCCCGAGTCGTCTATATCGCCAAGTGTGATTATTGCATTGTTTACTGTTGTGGATTTTGTATCTCCAGTATTTAATAAGATTGCTCTTTGCATTTTTGATTTCTTCCCTTTGTTCAATAATAGCGTTAATGTCAGGCGGAATTATAAGCATGTGGCATTTACAATTCCATATCTGTCTTGGTAATCCTTTTATATTAAGTTTTTCATCTATTACTGGCGGATTGTTAAAATCAAAAACTTCATCATAATATTTCTCATGAAGTTTTCTTTTTTCTTTTGATGAACTTCTTCCCCATCTAAAAGATGTACAACCTAATTTCTTGTACTCATTTGCTTTGATTACCGAACCAACTAAATGACTTTCATTATCCGCTAAAAACCTTGCTTTATCTCCTGCAATTTTCCATTTCTTTTCGAAATATGTCTTTAATTCAGAAGCTCTTGTTCCTTTTTGAACTAAATCAAGAATATCTTGTCGCATTTTGATAATGTTTTTTGTTTCCCACTTTTTTACCCAGTAGTTCATATTATAAACATAATCTTCAGCGATTTTTTTGCTTTCTTTGTCTAAAGCAATTTCATCTATTTTTACTTCTAATTGTGGAGCATTCAAGAAAGTTTGTTTTTGGTGTTCAAATAATTGTTTTTTTAGGATTATTTTTTCTTCACCTTTTGCAGTTTGTTCAATTGCTTTTTTAAGCTGTTCTGCTTTTTTGTCCTGTTCTTTCCAGTATTGTTCAATGTTAATTCTTTTTTGTTTTGGAATTTTAATGTCTGGTGAGGTTAATCCTAATTCAATAACAGGTATTTTATACTCTTGTGCCGTTTTTATTATATCAACCTGTAGACTTTTTACCATATCTTCGACATTTGGTAAAATAAATTGTCTTACGGTTAATTTATTTAATACAGGTAACAGTCCAGATAAGTAGTTTTCTAATTTATTACTCATTAATAGTGTTTGTACATTAATGGAGTCTATTATGTGAAAATATGTGGATGGTAATTTATTGGGCGATAGATAATAAGCATTCCTTGAATACTTAGCACCTAATTGTTCTAAGGTCTGAGCAACTTTGTTCGAAAACTTTGTTGATGTTCTAAATGCTCCATCTTTATACCAGACTGTTCCTGATTTTAATGCTTTTATTAAATCTTCTTGTGAATTGTCAATAGTGTTTGTTTTTAAAATATCAAATATCTCAGAAAAAATGTTTTCCCAGAAATATTTTCTCATTCCTGATGTAATACGGTTTATATAATATTCTTTGATTTCAATAGGTCTTAGATTATTCATTGAACTGTAAATCTTCTTTTACGCTTGTTTCCATATCCATCTCAAATTCATCTGATATTTTAGCAATTTCCTCATCAGAAAATAAAATGTAATTATCTTCTGTAAGTTTTTGTGCCACTTGTTTAGGTGTTATGACTTTATGTTCTAATAGCATAATATAATCATTGAGCTTTCTGCTATTAACCTCAGCCATGTCCTTCTCGGTCATTTCCCTCAAAGGTTTCCATTTTGGTCTAAAGTCAGGCAATTCTCTGCCGAATAACTGCAAACATCTAAGATTAACAACCCAATGGATTAATCTTCTGGCAGGTGTTCTAACTTCACTTTCTACGGTTGAGTTATAATTTTCTAAATCATCATCACCGCTTGAAAAACCGCTTGCACCTTTACCAAACAACTTAGCAACAGGATAGCGTAAATATCCACAAAATATATACATTAATTGTTCTAATAATTGTGGAATACCGCCAAAACTGATTTGCTTTTGTTGGTAGTCATCTTCTGTGTCCATTGCCAAAGATGATTTAAAGTTTTTGTTTGCTGTCGCAATTTCTAATCTTTTTCTTACACTTCTTTCGCCTTGAGGTGAACTAAGTAATGTAGCAAGATTTGAAATTTTAAATATGTCTATTTTGGCTTCGGATAATAATTCAAGTGTAACATTAAAACCACCTAACAAGTTTTCTATAGGTTCTAATATACCTTCAAATATTGAAGCATTCCAGCCTTGTAAAATTGTTCTTGTTAAATATGGAGCATTGTTACCCGAGAATATACCAACTCGACTTCTATGAACTGTAATATTATTTAAATTTGTTTGCTGTTCAAATTGTTCTTGATTTTCAGTAAAAGCATCTGTAAATATAAATGTTTCTGCGGTTTGTGGTGATTGTCCTTGAGCAGAACATTGCCATCTATTTGATGCTAAAAACTTGAGCGGTTGACCTTTTAATGCTTTTTTATCTAAAGGTTTACTAGCATCTTGAGTTGTATTAGCAATAATACATCCACCACCATATAACCTTCCCCAGCGTATGCAATCAATAATAGCTTCAATGTCGCCTTCTTCTTCCATTGTAGTACGCAAGGTTTCTAATTCATCTGTTGATAATGTTTTACTATCAATAATTAATCCGTCATTTTTAAAAGCATCTTCGACTTTTTGGTTTACTGCGGTTTGTAAAAAACTGTTTTTATTATATGCATTGGTTAAACTAACCCAGTGCATTGTTATTAAACCAAGTATAGATGAATTGAATACTCTTAATATATTAGAACCACTTAAAATTTCACCGTTAGGAGCTGTAGGCAAATTAAGTGCTTCTGTTAAACCATTATTAACAGTATTTGTCTTTCTTGAATTGTCAAATTCTTTTCTTGAATAATGCTTCATAATACTTCTAAAATTGATACTTTCCTATTTGCGATTGTATGGTTGATTAAATGAACCAGCGTGTCTACAATATCATCATGTAATTGGCTTAAATCCCTAGTGAATGCTTCACATTCTTTTATTAAATCAGGATTAAATCCATAATGTTCACTTACTGGTAAATATACATTACCACTTGCAATATATTCTAATACTTCTTCTACCCTAGCCAGTTTGTCTTTTGTTACTTCAATTGGCATTACAGGTATTGTGCTTTTTCTTAAATCTTGGATTAATTGAATACCACTTGCTTTATCTTCTAAATAAAATGCGGATGCACTTGTTTCAAATCTGCTTTCAAATTGCCAAGAATTATAAATTCTTATGGCTTCTTGTTTCAATTCTGGATACTCAAGTTTTTTATGCACCATGTCTAATATGTGCAATTTACCTTGTTCTGTTACTCCACCAACAAGAAAACAAGTATAATCTGAATGTTCTTTAACTGTCATTGCCGTATCGCCAGCAATTACAATTTTGTTATATTTATACTTAGTATTTAAATCGTAATATTTAAACCATTCTCGCTTAATAACATCACCACCAAGAACAATTGGTTCTTGTTGATATTGTGCTGAAAACACATAGTTATTAATTTGTAATTCTTTTATTCTTTCTTCGGTGTATTGTGTAGGAATTAAACAAACACCATTTTCATCTAATAATGGTCGTTTAACTGTTTTGAAATTGTATTTTTCTATTAATAAACCTGATAAATCTTCGAGATGTAATCTTTGCTGAATGTTTACTATAGGCACATTTGGATTGTTAAGACGGCTCAGAAGTGTTTCTTCGTAATATCTTAATACTTTATCACGCATTACTTCAGAACGAATATCTGCTGGTTTATTAGCATCGTCTAATATTAATGCTCCTGAAAAATTTTTTGCTGTTCTTTGTCCGCAACCTAAACCTGTTATCTGTGCACCAACAGAAGCAAATAAACAAGTTCCCCCAGCGTATGTGATTATTTTTCTTGATGAATAAGTGTTTCTACCTGTTAATCTGTATAAATACTCTGCCCAAAACTCGTCAACAGGTTTCATTTCCTCATTTTCAAAACTTATCTGTTGAGGATACATTGCTTTGTATATAGGACTTTCAAGAATGTCTCTTATTTCTGTAGATATTGTATTTAACAATGATTGAGAATAAGACGTATAAATAAAATTACATTGTGGATTTTTTGTTAATCCATATACTAAAAAATATTTGCTTAAGGTTGTTTTTGCACTTCGGGGTGGTAAGTTAATATTTAACCTTTTTGTTTCTTGTTTATAAATCTTGTCGAAAGTTTCAAATAATTCTGGATGAATTGGTTCAACGATAAATGGTCTGCCTTCAATTAGTTTAAACATGCATAAAAACCAATCAGCAAAACCTCGTTCTAAAAGTCTTTGTCCTGTATAAAGTATTTTATCGTTACTGTCCATTTATTATGTCATCTATCTTTTTATCAATTTCTTTTGTTTCATTATCGGAAACAAATACCTTTTGAATTAATGGACTTCCATTTTTGCCTGTTAATTCTGTTTTTGTAACAGGTGTTTCTCCTGATGTATCACGAACAAATTGACAAGCTCTAATATCACCTTTGATTGCTTTTTTTACCATAGCAGATAACATTGCTTCCCTACAAGTTACTTTTTCGCCTGTAGCTTTGTTTTCAATTTCTTTTTCTAAAAGGTAATCAAGCATTTCTTTCATTGTCTTTTTTGCTCGTCTGGCTTCACCTGATGCTATCCCACCTTTGACTTGGATTTCTCGTTGTTCTTTCTCTGTTCGTTCTCCAAAAGGTATTAAGTTTTCTTCATTCGCCATAGGTTTTTAACTCCGTTTTTACTTTTTCAATAAATACATCATTGAAGTCATACATGTTACCATTTTTTTGATACTTCCAATGCATATTTGCAAAGTTTCCATTTTTTTTAGATGTTTCGTAATTTATAAGATAAGGTGATTTCTTAAACTTTTCAATTACTTCCTTGACATCTTTTTTAGGTATTTTTTGATAAACAAATTTTTCTTTGTTTTTATCCCAGTAAATAAATTCTGCTTTTATACATCCACATTTGGGATTTTTACATCTACCTATAACTAAAGCTCTATGGCATCTGGTTTCTGTATCATACAAAGGAACTGTTTCAATAAGTTGGCATAACCTATTACAACACTTTAAAGACAAAACTTTCCCCCTTATTTGCCTGTATCTTAAATACAAGGTCTTTAGCTATATAGTAGCTCTATTATCAGTTTAAACATATTTTTAAATTTTTGGTACATATTTTAAATGAATTGTTACATTACTTAATCTATATTTCTTAAATAATTTTCAAGAACTTCTACAGCTTCTATATTACCTTTTACTACTTTGGCATAATAACCATTATCATTAAGCCATTTTATCCAGTCCTTTTGATTTTTGCTTGTTACGCCACCTTTTTCTCGCTTAAATTCAAGAAAGAATAAATTGTGTTTTTTGTTTTTTGCAAATACAATCAAATCTGGAAAACCAGCCTTAAATCCTTGTGCTTTCATCATGTTCATATAAGCAAACTTGTTTACTCCGCCAATTGGAAAACCATTTGGTACATGGACACAAACTATACCTTTTAAATCACAATATCTACAAAATAAAGCCTGCTCCGATTTCTCCTTCAACATCCTATTATTATTTCCTCTAATTGCTTAAAAGTTTTCTGTTTTTCTGCTTCTATTATTTTAATCCATTTTTTCTGTTCTTGTAAATCTGTATTGTAATTTCTTTTTGTAATTTCTTCATAACTGTCAATCAAAAAATCTTTGTAGTTTTCATTTTTCAATTCTGAATTTTGCAAAGTATGAATACAGGATTTGTCGAATAGTATAACTGTTTCATTTGAAAGTGCTTCATAAAAACGGTCTGCTAAATTATGAAAGTTTTGATGTATCCATTCATCTTCAATATAAAGAGTAAAGGAAAACAATCCTAATGTGTCTGTGATTTTATTCCACTCGAAACGCTTGCAAGGTGTAAATTTGCAACCGTCTTTTATAAATTTCTTAATACTTTTAGGACTTGTACTCAATATGAAATCTTTTGAAGTGAAGTATTTTTGAAAATATTTTCGTCTGTTTTTTCTATATGTACCGTAATAACAAACATTATACTTCTTTTGTTTGACTGTTTTTTTATTATAAAATAAACAGTTCAAATTGACTGAAAACTTTTTATACCATATTTTGCCTGTAATTTTGTCTTTATTAAAGTTTGCAATAATATTCCACTTACAACCTTCTTTTGCTGATTTATTTAAAACATTACTTGCTTGTATAGTATATTCATTGGTTATAAAGAAAAATTTTGCGTTGTCTTTATTATTTTTATAGAGTTCAAGCTCCGCCTTATAATTCTCATAAAAAGTTGAATAGGATTTGATAATAACATCATACTTATTATTTAAATTCTTGCCAAGCGTGTTAATATACAAAATTTCGCAAGTATGACCTAATTTTATAAAATCATCTCTTATAAATTCCGCCTGTCTTACATGTGCATCTTTGCTATTCGATTTCATTACACATTCTACAATTGCAATTTTCATCAGAGCATTTTTTCCACGTTTATTACAATTCTTTGATTGTCAAAATCAATATCAAGGTTGTATTTTTGATTAAATTTTTGAGCAAGTTCATAATTTTCACATTTTATAATTATATTATAACTTTCCGAATAATCATCAATTACTTCAATGTCGCCCTCATCTTCCTCATCAAGAACAAATACTCCAAAATCATTCAGTTGCTCGCTTGAAAAATCTTCTTGCAATAAAGTTAAATCAAAATCACTTGTATCTGAAGCAGAATTATCCATTACTGCAAGCTGTTTTCTTCGGTCATCTCCCGTCTGTAAATCTGTTCTTTTAACTACAATTAATTCAGAACCGTTTGTTTCTATAACTTTAATTGGTGTGGATTTTGCAATTTGGCTTACAACACCATTGCCACATACAATTTCATTGTCCGCATCTACTACAATTGACCTACCGAAACCAACTTCTTCTATTGATTTTTTGATAAGTTGTTGATTTCGTTCATTATGCCTTCTATAGTTACGCTTGTCAAATTTCAAATCTTCAACTTTCATTAGCACCTCCTCCTACAAGATAACAAATTTTTTAATATTTTTCAAGATAATTCTTAACATATTTTAACTCTTGCTGATGTTCAAGTAAATGCTCTTGTGGTATCCTTAATTCAAGGTAATTTATCAGTTTTAAAATTTTTTCTTGCTGTTGTTTATAAAGTTTTTCATATCTTAAAGCATTTTCTTTATACATATCATAAGTCTGTTGTTCTATCTTCGTCATCATAATTTTTAAATCCTTTCTAAAAAAAGGGGGCTTTTGCACACGCATAGAGAGGATAGCCCCCGAGATATACATTTGACTAAACTTAATTTATCATAATATTTAATTCATCAAAATCGCCTTTAGCTTTTTTCTTCTCAAACATCCTATAAGCAGTTTCTAAGTGTCTAGCAAGAATTATTGGAATTAACAATGGATTTGGCATTTCGCCTTTTATCAAGTGTTCTTGTATTTCTTTTTCCATTAATAAGTTTGCCGTTGTTTGTATATAATCATTTTTGTTTGCTTGTGCAAGTTTTTTGTGCAGGCGATTTAATTTTATTCTCTTTGGAATATTTATAAAATCTAATCCTGTTGCTATCGGATTTGTTACATATTTAAAAAATGCTTGTTTTGCTTTGTTCATAATATCTCTCCTTTAACCTTATTATATAAATCAATTCTATTTTTAGCATCATGTTGCTTTGATAAGTGGAAAATATAAGTTGCGACCGTTGATTTTGAAAGTCCTAATATTTCAGCTATTTCATTATTCTTACAACCTTTTCCTACAAGAAACATAATTTCTTTTTCTCGCTTGTTAAGTGTTCCATACATTTTTTACCTCTTTCTATACTATTCCTGTTAATTCATCAAGCATAATAGGTGATTTTAGAACCTTTGTATCTTTGCAATAATTACATTTACCACATCTTATTGGTTCTATTTCACCGTTTTTTAATGCTAAAGCATGTTTTACATCATACTCAATTAATGATAATTCTTGAGCCAATTTATCATTTGGAATTTGGATAATTTCAATTGCTGGGTGTTCTGTTTTATCAACGGCACAAATATAACAAGGCAATTTTTCGCCTGTATTAAGTTCTACAATCTTTTGGTATATTGCCAATTGAGTTGTATAACCCCAGTATTCTATAAAATTCATACAACCAAAATCTTTAATATAAAATGTTTTGTAAATGTCATCTACTGTCTTTAGGTCTACTATACACTTGCCTTTATGATAACTGTCTATCTTACATTTCCATTCAGCACCAAACATTTCTGCTGTAAATATCTTTTGTGGTTCGCCACTTAAAAATTCCATAAACAATTTGTCTTGTTCAATTCTTTTAATTAGCTTATCTGCTTTAACAAATTCAGCTCGCTTTGTACCTGTTTTTGTTAAAATGGCTTCGGAGTGGTTTAATACAAAATTTTTCATATTACCGCTGAAATAAGCATCTACATAAGAACCAATTAACATATCTTTGCTTGGCGGGATTTCATACTCACCATTTAAAATTTTAACTGCACTTTCTTCACAAGCTGGTCTACCTAATGAACCACATAACATTTTAAATTGTGTACTGCTTAGATATTTTTTATTTGCTTCTAATGAAAAATAATTTTGTTCATTTAGTTCCATAAGTCCTCCTAATATTCACTCGGTAATAACAAAGTTTTGCCTGTATACCATAAAGTAAACTCGCTATCATCTGGTAATTCTGAATAAGGATAAACTTCTGTAGCTAACACATTATCATTACCATCTTCATAATCTACATATATGCCTTCTGTAAATTTATTTTTATGAGTTTTTATTGCTACAAAACTTTCATTTTTAAGCGATTTTCTCATTAAACAATTAAGGATTATATCATTAACTAACCAGAATGCTTCTGCTTTTTCTGCAAAATATTTAACACCTTCAGTTATTACTATACCACCCATAAATTTATAAAAATTTTCAGAACCGTAAAATTGACCTAATTCTTCCTTAAGCATTTTTTACCTCCTTTTGGCATTTGTAGCATAAAGCCATACCCATTTTCTTTGTTGAGTAATCATATACTTTTTGGTCAATTTCAGCTCCGCAACTTTCGCAAATTAAAACTCTTTCGCTTGCGCTTTCATCAACTTCAGGCTCTCTCACAACTTCGGCTTCAGCAACTTCCTCAAATGGGTTTTCGGCTCTTTGTTCAATTTTTGAAATGTCTACATTTTCAAACTCATCGTGGATACCTAACAATTTATCAGGACAATGTATTCTAGCAAAAAATGCGAATGCCCTATACTGTAGCATTAAATCAGGCATCGTTTGCCATTTTGAGCCTGTTTTACTAAACCAACCCTCTTGCTTTGCCATTTTAATTGTAATTCTTGTGCCCTCGCAATAGTTATCGTTCTCATCGTATGCCGTAACTTTACAACCACGCTCGTCACCCTCGCCTGATAAATCTACTTTTACTTTTTTAAAATTTGCTCTTACAATAGCATCACAATACTGTCCACTCCAACTAGGTTTACCTTTTACTACATACAAATTCTGCATTACAAACAAAGGACTTCTTGAACCTATTTGTCTTGCTACATCAATTGCAATTAAACAGCTTTCTGGTTTATCTTTGTAATTGTCTGGAACTAGGTCTGATTTCGCTAACCCTTCTGCCATTTTTAAAGCGTTATTATACAAATTTACATCTGAATAAACGCTAATTTGTCTTTTTTCTACCGTTAAATCGTTCATGTTAACCTTCCTTTCTTATTACAATTTTATTATATAACAAAAATATTATATATACAAATTTGTTACAAATTTTTAAATTCTGAAATTGGTATAAATAATTGCAACTCATACTTATTGAAATGTAGATATTGACCTACTTTAATTGCTTTATTTACGCTGATTTTAAATTTTGCTTTACCTGCTACAATTAATATCTGGTCGCATGGCCTTAGATGTTTAATAATTTCATTATTTATTCCATAAGACTCCATTTTTAGAAATTTATGTATCTCATCATCTACAAATTTTACTAAGGTTACAATTTCTGTTTCTGGATTATACCTTAATGTTCCAATTAATTTCCGTTCTTTAGGTAAAAATGCACTTGTATTAACCATGAATAACTTAGATGTATAACAATCTGTAGTAAACTCTATTCTATAACCGTCATAAGATTTTGCTATATCTTTTGCAATTATATGGTTTTGAGGAACTTCAAAAGTATATTCTCGTCCATTTATTTCTTTTGTTATTTGCATGTTTTATCCTTTACATAATTTTCATAGATTGCTGTTACAATGTTTATTGCTTCGTCTAAATCACAAGAATTAAATTCCGATTTAGTGTAACCGCTTGGAATATACAACCCGTCTTTTTTAAAATCTTCTATGACATCTCTAATAGGTTGCGATTTCCCTTCGCCATAATAAGACGGTCTTGAGATTTGGATTGCAGTTAATAACCAAGTAACTACTCTGAAAAATTCACAAGTGCCACCAAAAGCCAATTGACTTGTTACTAAGTATTCTGTTGATAATTTTACTAATTGAGCATAATAAGGATAACCACCTACATTTACTCTAATATAATGAATTATGTATATGTCTAAGATGTACCCTTTAGCAATCAGATTAGATATTAATTGAAATATTGCTATCCCTCGATTTGTTATTACATTCGGAGAAGTTCCTGCGTCATAACCTGTATCTATATAAATTTTCAAATAAGGCTTGGTGTCAGGAGCACCAAGATTTATACAACATTCTGGTTCTCCTGCTACTACCGCACCCATATCATAAGCAACACCTTCAATATCCATTTTATAACAAGTATTACTTGTATCTGAATAACTTTGTAAATTTTCTAATTTATCAAGATATTTTACTGTTACTTTATCATCACCATATTTTAATCTACTGATAATATCTTCAAAATTAGTTATTCCCAAAAAATGTTCTTCCGATTTTAGAAAATCATTTTGTGCTAAAGAATATTTTTTTATTTCTGGTGTATTGATAATATGTTCTGCTATTTCGTTCATACTTTCAAATTCTTGTATTCTATAAGTTGTAGAACCATATTTTTTTTCGTAACTAAGCATTTTCTACCTCCATAGTTATTACTTTAAAAGGTGTTCTACAACCTTTAGCAATAAATTCAAAAGCTACAGGAACATCATTTTCTGCGTTTTCTAAATCTCTTGCTTTCAAGTTGTTTGTTTCAACAATAGCAAAAATTTCTTTCAATAAATCCTCTTGATAAGTGTTTGCACTAATTGTGTAACCTATATCACGCATTGAACAATTGCTCGAGAAATATATGCTTGTTTTTGAGCTGAATTCTGGAACCCAATCGCTACCGAACATAAGTCTAATTCCTTGTTCTGGATAATCATATCTAGTAGACATTCTTGCAATATCATTTAGTGGTTGTAAATATGTTAATCTATTTAATGATTTATCTTCTGTTTTTATTACAAAAGTTTGGTATTTTTCTAAATCTCGTTTATATGACATCTTTTTTTCTTCTTTTTCGCCTTCTTTTTTAGTTTCCAAATTAATACCATTTAAACATTTTGTTATTGTGTCTTTATCTGCACCTTTCAAAATGCACATATTTACTACTTCTTTAATCGGAAATCCTGCTTCTAATAAATCTGCACCATTCATTGAAGCTCTAGGTGATACAATCATTTTAATACCTTGTTTTCTAATATTTTCTCGTATCTTGTTAATTATCTCAATCCAATCGTTATTATTAGTTAATTTCTTTTCTAAATTTTTATCATAACCAACATCTACAACTATAAACCTATCCAATGTAGCACCGTCTAATCTATTCCTACCCACATAATCAATATTAGCACCATGTCCGTATGTGTTACATACTACAATACAAATAAAGTCTTTATGTTTTTCTACAATTTTATCGGGAAATGAACAATGTCCATTTGCTAATAATGAGTTAATTATTGTAACCACTCCAGCATGTGTACTGTCAAATTCGTCTAACAATAAAACGCCACCTTTTTCAAAGGCTTCTCTAACTGGACTTGTAACATATTCACCATGAGCATTAATAAATCCTAATAAATCGGATTTTGTTGTTTGTAAACCTACAGACATTGGATAAAATTTCAAATTTAACACTTCTGCTACATTGTTTGCTAGATGTGTTTTTCCTGAACCAGCTTCACCAACTAACATTATGTTTTTCTGTATTCTTTTTTGTGATTTTAGAATGTTAATCACTTTAAAGAATGATTTGTGTACTAATTTTGATTTCGGATTTTCAACTGTTCCAATCGTAATTTGTAAAGGTTTTTCTTCCGCCAATGTTTCTAACTCATTAATTTTACTTTGTAGACTAACCTTTAAACCGTCTAACTTGGCTTCAAAAGAAGTATTTACTTCTTCAATTTGTTGCTTAATTTTAGGCTCTAACTCTCCTAATTGGCTTTTCAATAATAATTCTGCCATTTGTTGAACTACATCTGTCATCTTGTTAACCTTCCTTTCTTTATTTTCAACATTTTTATTTTATAACAAAAATTATATAAATAAAAATATATTACAAAAAATTTACAATTTAATTAGAACTGTTTAACTGCTCTTGTATGCGATTTTTATTTTTTGGATATAAATTTATATTAATTTAAATAAAACTCTTAACCTCGTCTATGTGAATGTGTTCTAATTTAATGTTTTGCTTTTAATTAAATCATCAAGATTTTTTTTAAACTTTTCATAACCTTTTTTACTTTCTTCTATTTCCTCTGGTGTCATTTTGTAATGCTCAATTTTTATTTCAGGTTTTACATCTTCTTTGAACTTATAAAAAAATGATGGCGGTGGCGGTTCAATTACTGATGTCCACTTTGTTTCAAAATGCCACATAAGTTTCTTGAAATCCCAATTTTCTGGAATTGCATTCTTATATCTATCAATCCACCCTTGATATTGTTTAGGGTTTTCTGGATTAAATATTCTCGGATATAAAGTCATTATTTCTTTAATAAATTCTGCTCTGTTCATTTTACAATCCCCTTTAAGTAATTGAAGTATTTAATAAAACCTTTAGGTCTACTTTGTATAATGTAAAACAATCCCATTCTTATAGATTGTACCAAACTTTGTTCATTTGGTGATTTCATTTTAGTTGTATCTAAATAAATGTCAATTAATTCTTTTTCAGATTTGTTTTTGTTTTGCTTAATAAAGTATGTTACATAATCCATTTTGCTAACCTCTTAATATTTAAATTCTGTACTTTTTTTCTGTTTGTCAAACTCACCATTCATTACTCGTTCAAAGTTATTATCTTTTAGCAACCAACTTGCAGACGGCTTGAAATCTATGCTATCAAAACTAATTTCTTTTAATTTTTCAATAGCTTTGGAAATTATAGAATTATCATACTCAACTGAAAGTTCTACAATTTTTTTACAATCAATTGGACTTAGAAAAGGTGAATTACCAAAAGTTTCTTTATATTTTTTTTCAAAAAAACTTTTATATTTATTTACATATATATCTATTTCTTTTTTTATTTCTTTATCTTTATCTATATCTTTATCTATATATATATTGTCGTTACAATTTGTTACGCCTTTGTTACATTGTAACAATTTTTGCCTTTCTCTAAACAATCTAACTCTTTCTGCACTATCACATTCTTTTCCAGTCATTTCAGGAACTTGTGGCATGAAAATTGTTCCATCTTCAAATATTCGCATTAAATCAAGCTCACAAAAAACTTTAGTAGCACTTCTTACTATATCAACATTTGTATCCGTTACAGATGCTAACATTTCTGCATTATATGGTACAAGACTTGTAAATCTTAAATGTCCTACAGTTTCAATACTTTCAAGCATTAACGCTAAATAAAAAATTATATAATCTTTTCCGTTAGGCATGCCTTTTATTACTTTAATTTGTGGACTTTTCAAAAAATCTTTGTTTAATTTTAACCAGTATTTTTTTTTGCTTTCAACCATTTTCCCTCCTTATAAAAAAATAACCCTTTATATTAGTTGTGCTTAATATAAAGGGCTATCTTAATGATAAATCTATTTTTTATTTGGCACAACTATATTTTAAAATATATAACAAAAATTTAAAATGTAAACAATTAATCCTCTAAAATTAATTTCTTTTTTTCTCTCTTGCCTTTTCCTTGTCCTTTTTTTGGTATGTTGTATTCTTCCAATCGTTTATAGATTGTAGGTACTGAACAATCTAAAAGTTCAACTAATTCTTTTAATTGATGAGAATAGTATAATTCTTTAAATTCTGATTTATTCATTATTTCCCTCCTGTATACAGTCTAATAAATTTTTATTCAAGTGAATTTCTTTCATTTTTATTGAATTATCTGCAAATTTTACTCCTTGTTTGAACGCTTTTAATTCTTTTTCAGTATCATAAGTGACAATTACATTATTGAACACAATACCATATATAATTTCTTCGGTAATTCGTTTTGGTTGTAATGTAGGTTCTGGGATATTTTCAATAATATCTGGTTTAATATTATCTGTTTTTGTAGGCTTATTAGTTCTTAAACTATAATCTTGCCTTTTATCTTCCTCTTTAGGTCTTAGAGGTGTATATTCTTTTGAAAATTTGTCTAAATTCGCCTTAAAAGGTAAAGATAATGTATTTGATTTACCATTAAGATACCTAACACCATTATTGAAATAAAATGTAGCTGTTGCTTCAGATAATGTAGCATGATTAATATGACTTAAAGCCACATTTGTTTTAAATAATTGATACCTAACAATTTCTTTTGCTAAGTGTTCTAAAGGTTTCATTTTAAAAACATTTAAATCTGTTTTTGCTAATTTTTCTTCTAATTCCATCATAAATTTTCCTTTCTTACTTGTTCATCTAACCACTTCTTTTTATTGAATAATAATAATTTCTTTGAAATGCCATACTGTTCCCAAAATACGACTTCTGGTAATTCATACATTGGATTTTCTAAATGCACATGCATTATTCTTGGAATAAGAAACAATTTTTGTTTAATTTCATTTTTCTCATACCATTTCCTATTTCTTCTATAATCTTGAGCTTTAATATAATGATGTAAATCATAAAGTCCATGAGTATAATCTGCTTTACTTCGTATATTTGGCAATCTAAATATTCTTCCGTTTCTTACACCGTATACACCAAATTCTTTAATATCTTCGTCTATTGTTTTATTCACATTCATCTAAATACGCTTTCTCTTTAAAATAAATTTTTAATTCAGAATAATCTGATATTACAAAATTTTGAACTGAAATACAATCACCTGCCCAGTAACCAGTAAAATCCATATTTGAACCGTTATAATCTCCGCCACCTCTACCATTTCCAATTGATGTTAGTATAGGTATCGGATTAAGTACCCAAGTATCGTTTTCGCCTACTTTGATACAAGACCTATTCCAATAATAATTTACTTTGATATACTCGTGCTTTGTATGGTTTACAATGTATTTATCTACCCAATTAAAATTTACCTTTTTTACAGTTTCATAAGACGAAGCTTCCCCCCAGATATCATCATAGGAAATATTGTGCTTTTTACAGAAAGTGTTATGTTCAAGGTCATCTTCCTCAGCATAATCCCCGCATCATATAACATGCTTTGGATTATCATGCAGTAGAGCACCTATAGCATCACAAAAATGATTACCAAACCAACTGTGTTCTGTTAATTTTGCCATAGTATATTGTCCATCTACTGACCTGTCATATACTTTAAATCCAAAATCATCACCTATGACTACATTATAATATTGCCCCATCTTTCACCACCTTTCTTAATTGTCTTAATTCTGTAATCCATTCGTTTTTATATCGAATGTTCCAACCTTTGTAATTCTTAATGAAAAATTTTAAATCTTCAATTCTTTCAAAAATTTCTATCATGTTAACCTCCTTTACATTTCATATTATATAACAAATAAATTTATTTGTAAACATATTTTTTAAATCAATCTTTCGGTTAATTTTGCTACTTCATCATCAGCATCTAATTCCATGAAGTATAATATAGTTCCAAAACCTTCGCAAAGACATAATAATCTTGTCAATGGTAAAATGTTAGTTATTCTAAGATTAAAATATTTACTCATGTTCTCATTAATCTCCGATAAATCTAACTCGTTATAACCTTTGAATTTTTTTATTACTTTTTCTGGGATTGTTTCATTTTCCCAACGCTTAAATGTGTTCCTTATATCCTCTGCAAGTTCACGCAAATCTTGAGAAGTAAAATCTATTTCATAACTATAATCTTTAGCTTTTTTCCTTGCTTGCCGATTAAGTTCCTCTATTAACTGGTTAATAACTCCAGAACAAAATTTCAATTTTTCATAATTCTTACTTTCAAGAATATCTCGCAAATAACATATTTTATCTAATAGTTTTGTCATTTCGTTGCTTCCTATGTTTAAGTTTATATTCTAATTCAGCGATTATTTCACTTGTTTCTTGATTTTCTTGCCTTAATATTTCGTACTCATCTTCCGAATACCACACCTGCTCACCTTTGTAATTACTTGTTTTCCACATCTTCGCTGTCCTCTAAAACCCATTCAAGAGCATTAATCCACGCTTGACTATCTGCTTCCATAAGTCCCGCAAAACTGTCATTAAAATCTATTGTTTTTATAAAATCCCAATGTGATTTAATTTCTTTGCGTATTTCTTCTTCTGTTTTCACGTTTCATTCTCCATAATAATTTTCTAATACTTCTATTGCTTCCATACATTCCGCTACAGATTTTGTATTGCCGTTGTGGTATCTAAAGCCAAAATGGTCTGAAAGCGTTTTATAAATTTCAACTCGCTTGTATTTTCCGCTTTTCCAAAGTACATCCAATTTATCGTGTACTCTTATTCTTGCCTTTTTAAGTTCTTCTGACGGAATACACCCTAGCGGTTTATCTGTATTCGGATGACATCCGACATAATTCTTGCAATGAGGGCATTTATAAAAGTTTCTGTTTGCCAAATCAGGTCTATGCGGATAAATAATATCGCCTGTTTTTAGTTCCGCTTCAACATCTTGCTGACATTGTACGCACCATAATTTCACTTTTCATTCTCCTGTATTAGTTCAAGTTCACTCAATAATGTTTTTATCCGCTCGGCAATTTCATAATTCTGTTGCTTTTGACAAATCTTAATCAAATCCTCAAAACAAGCCATACACCTATCAAAATTCTCATAAGTTCGGGAATAGTGCTTTAATAAATAATCTTTCATCTTTCAGCCTCCTCTATGTCTAGTAAACCAATAATTTCAGTGCCTAAACTTTCACGACCGACATCAAATTCAAAAGTATCATCTTCTTGATTTGGATTTTGTATTATAGTATTTTCACACTTTTCATAAATCTGCTTCATTACACAATTATCAATATTTTCACAGTAAGTATCTCTGCCCTCTGTATCGTGATTATCTTCACAACAGTAAACACCTGCATAATATACGCAAGCAGGACAATTCTTTATTATGTATTTATTCAATTTCATCCTCCTTAAAATGATATGCTTGCGATTTTCCTATAAGGACTCTGTAAGCATCCACTAATCTTTGTTTAAAACTACTTAAATTATAAGGTTTCGCTATGTACCATTTACCGTTTATATCTTGATTTTGAGAAGATAAAAATATTAAATCATCAATAAGTGTACTCATTCCAAAATTCCTTTCACTTGTTGCTTTTCTTCTTCTGTTAGGTCTTGCCAAATATTATTGACAAAAGTTGCAATCATTTCGCCATATGAATATTCTACTAATAAATCAAAATTAGGATAAATA